ATCCACATACGGAGTGGCACCAAGCGGTGACTTCTATGACGCATACAAACTGGTCAAGAGTTGGAGGGACGCACTACAGAAGGCTTTCTGGGTTAACAAGGGCAATCCCAACCGGGCCAAACTTGTCGCCGCACTTGACAGGATGATCAAGGATCCTGAGTCTGTTGCCGCCATCGAGAAGAAGGTTGGCAAGTACGAATGGAGGACGGGTGAAGAGGGTGACGCCGCGGTGAGGACACTGAAATCATTCATCACTCCAGGTGCGTTGAAGACACTATCTGATTTTGGAAAGAATCAGTTGGGTTACAATGCGATCTACAAGGAAGAGTTGACCAACTAATGTACATATTGTTTACAGGGGCGCCGGGATCAAAGTGGAGTAGTGTCGTCAAGAATATCTACTGGAGTGCTGACATAGATCACACAGACTATTCTGAGGCAAGGACTTACTGGCACGATGCCGACACCCCTGGACGCAAACACCTCATGCACATCGGAGCATACTGGGATCCGGGAATGGAGTTCGATGTGGACGATTGGGACGGACCTTTCTCGGGCACAGGCAAGAGGATCGTGAAAGCACACACGTTCGCACACCAATTGGAAAAACTGAAAGACAAGAATTATCCCATTGTGATGGTGTACAGGAATGACTTCGAATGTTTGGAGTGGTGGAAACTGTGCGGGGAGTTCACGATCACATACCCCAACTACCAACACTTCGAAAATCTGGAAAAGATGTGGGGACACATCCAAGCAGAAAACAAAGACACCATGCAGTTCATACGTGACAACAAAGACAGAATAACAAAAGTCAAGGACAACGTGGACCTTTGCCGACTGCTAGAGATAAGTTTCCCAGACACCAAGGGCAGGATACATAACTACGCACAGAAAGGTGTCGAGGTATATGTCTACAAGTAATTGGGAAGAGTCAAAAGCAAGGAGCGACTACCACTTCAACAAGTGGCACCGAGACACGGACTGCGTCCAACACCTGGGCAAGTTCACGGGCGGTTGGCAGACCGAGATACAGTCGGTGATCGATGATGCCAAACCCCTCAACTGGGCCAACCGCAGGGAAGGCACGGGCAGGGAGAACACCAACATCAACGTGGAGGCCGAGGAGAACGACCTCAGGAACGCGGGCGCTGATCCCAAGATGACCATCTACAGGGGACTGGCGGACTTCACCAAGTGTCCCACTCTACAGAGGATGACTGACTACTTCGCACTGGAACCAGTGAAATCCAAACTGCACACACAGTTCACGGGCGAGGTGTTGAACATGCACATAGACAAACTGTACGACCTAGACGCTGACCCCAACAACGTGGTCAGGATCATGGTCATGCTACAGGACTGGGAGCCCGGACAGTTCATCATGTATGGCAACGAACAGTTCGACAGGTGGCGGGCGGGAGACATCCACAAGTTCGACTGGCAGAACATACCACACGCGACGGCCAACGCCAGCAACCGACCCAGGCCCATGTTGGTGGTGACGGGCGTGATGACGGATAGGACCAGGGAGATACTGGCCAGACCGATCAAGAAAAGAATATAGACACGGGCACACTATCAGTATAAAATAGTAACACATGAACAAGAAGATATTCGCACAACTGGTGGCACACAGCCAAAACGATCTAGACAAAATAACACAACCATACATCCAAGAGACGTTTGGTGTGGTGATAAAGAGATGTGAAACGCTGGAAGAATACACACGCGTCATAGACGATGCCTGCCTACACAGATACTTCTCCAAGTACTGGCAGAACGACATGAAGAAGTGGAAGTACTCGGGTGTAGCATTGATAGACGAAGTCAACGGTCTGAAACCACGTGCCGTACTGGACGTAGGCTGTGGCTACAACGAGTTCAAGGGCAAGATCGACAATCTCACAGGCATAGATCCCTACAACGATCAGGCGGACATCGAGGTCAGCACAATGGACTACAAGACAGATCAGAAGTTTGATGTGATCCTGTGTCTGGGTTCCGTGAACTTTGGTGGTCGGGACAAGATCATAGCGGAAGTGGGCAGGTGTGTTAACCTGTTGGCGGACGGTGGCACCATGTTCTTCAGGGTCAATCCAGGAATACAGCATGACCGACCCGAGGCCAATTGGATAGAGTTCTTCAGTTGGAACGTGCCATTCATTATAGAGTTGGCGGAAATCTTCAATCTACAGGTGTTGGACATCAGGGACGACACAAATTCACGCAAATACTTCGTTTATCGCAAGAAATCATAGTAGACTTATGTTAGAATTGTGCTACAATAAAGTGTAAATACCTACAATGCAGAAACACACTAGAAGTTTATTAGAAGAATTGAGCTCAATGCCCTTGAAAAGGGACAAAGAAGAGGTTGTTGAAAGTAGGGCTTCGCACATCCTTGAGAGCGCCATAAGGCTGATGCACTATATCAGAGAGAACTTCGACCAAGACACAGCATTCAAACTCGAGAAGAAATTTAACTCAGCACTAAAGAACATGGACGCGTCCAAGTTCAGCAAGGGTGTCGCTCGCATCAAAGAGAACAGAGACATCAAACAGAATGTGCTGAAGACCATAGACGGCGAATACCAAGAGGACTAATCCCATGCTGATAGAAGACGTCCTTACAGAATTCAAGAGGACACACTTAGAACACATCGAGGACATCGTGATCACGGACGGCTACGAGGGCGGTCGGGCCGTAATAGAATATTTCAGGGGACTGTTACTGACTTTGAAAGGTACCAGCTCAGAGGCAGTTAAAGTATCTGTGAAATGGGATGGCGCACCCGCAGTGGTGTGTGGTGTCAATCCAGACAATGGTAGATTCTTCGTTGGAACAAAATCAGTGTTCGCCAAGGCGGCCAAGATAAACTACACCAAGAAAGACATAGCAAACAACCACGGCACAGACGACCTGGGACAGAAATTACTCAAATGTCTTGTTCATCTCAAGAAACTGGACATGGCGGGAGTGTACCAGGGTGACCTACTGTTCACGGACGAGGACATCACAAGAAAGAACGTTGACGGCAAACCCAATTTAACATTTACGCCAAACACTATCACATACGCGGTGCCAGAGCAATCAGACTTAGGCAAACAGATAGACAGGGCAAAGGTTGGAATAATATTCCACACCACATACGTGGGAGACTCACTGGCCGACATGAACGCACAGGCCGGAGCGGACGTTGAATCATTCACAAGATCACCGGACGTGTTCTTTGACAACGCCACCTACAAGGACGTGTCAGGATCGGCCAAGTTCACTGACGCCGAGACGAAACAATTCTACAATGGTATCGAGAAACTGGAGGCGCTGTTGAACAACGTGCCAAGGAACCTCGCCAGTGTGCTGGGCCAGAACCCGGACTTTGTGCCCATGTTCCAAATGTACATCAACGCCCGGGTGAGGGAAGGTGAACTGCCCAACGATGCCAACCGGTTCCTATTGGGATTCAAGAAGTTCTATACAGACAGGATGGCACAGCAGATGTCCGGATTAAAGGCACAGCGGGCACTACAACTGAGACAGGACAAGATCAAACAGATGCCCGTGTTCCTCAACAGGGCCAAGAAACCACTACAGGCCATGCTGACGTTCTACAGAGCAGTGCAGACCATGAAGGCGTTCGTACTTCGCAAGATGAACCAGGCGCAGGCCATTGGATCATTCCAGCAGACGGACTCGGGGTTGAAGGTCACAGAACCAGAAGGCTTCGTTGCAGTTGATAGGTCAGGCAGTGCCGTGAAACTCGTGGATAGGTTGGGATTCTCCAGAAGGAATCTAACTGCGATCAGCAAATTCAAGAAATAGATTTATTGTTTTATTGATTTCAACACTTAATTTTGCTCTGTCAAAGAACGTGTCATGATTATGTTTCCTTAGAGATTTTGTCTGTAGATATATGTCTTGCCAGTTCTTCGTAAGTAGATCCTCACATGTTTTAAGTATTCTGTCGATGCGCTTATCTCTATCTGGTTCTAGATCATAGCCCTCATCAAAATAAGCGGAGAATGTTTTGAATCCCATCTCACGTAACTTCTGTAAGTAGAGGTAGTTGCCATGAACCACGAACGGTTGCTGGGCCATTATAGGTTTCCATATCTTCTCTGTCATGAATATCTCATCATTGGTGTCGTTGGTCTCGGACACCAGACTGTACTTTGTGTCGTTGTAGGGTTTTTCAAAGATGTCCTGATCCATCCCATACTCGGGATAATCCTGTACCCCCGGCAGTTCATACTCAGTGTGCAGTTTAATTTTTCGTTCCCAATTGGTGCACAGACTGTTACGCATCAAGTGTTCAACACGCTGGAACAATTTCCTCCTGTGTGGACGTGGAAATTTATTGAGGTAGAGGAAATCGTATTTCTTAGCATCATGACGAAAATTAAAAATATTCCCTACATGTTTCTTATACATGTAGAACCAGAACCAACTGACACCGCCCGTCCATTTTATATGTTCTACTTCGATCAAAGGATACTGAGTCTCGGCCTTGATGTTGTTTAGACTCTCCCACGGAGTTGCTTTGATGAACACGAAACCCTGACTGTGTAGTAGGTTGCACCTCCTACGTAGTTCGAGATCGAATTCTGTGTTTCCGTGTATCCTGCCATTGGATCGCCTGGTATCTATCACGGCAAATTTCCTGTCGTAACTTTCAAGATCGTAATCATGAAGAGTGTAGTATTCGCCAGTCATTTCAAAATTTTGGTTTTCTAGGCTGTGATGATTGACAAATGCTTCAAGATCGAGGTGATGCCCAGTCTTCATAACATCAGTCAGTATAAAATTACGTTGCATGGTCTTCTATAAATACCCGTATGTTAACTCCATTTTTAAAGTATGTATCTGAGGGCAGAGTGATCAGGCGTCATAGTGACCTTGAGAGATACACATTCCCAGAAGTCACAGAGAGGATATACCTCAGTTTCCTAACACTATCACTCATGAGCCAAAACAAGGATATGGCGGGTTTCGCAAGATCATACGCAGACCAGACCATGGCCAAGGGCACTTTCGACCAGGTCAGAATCATCAACAATGACCTAGCCAACATGCTGGCCATAGTGAGTGGTGACCCAGAGATAACCAAGAAGTTGAAAAACAAGAATCAAGCACAGGCCATGAGACAGAGGCAACCAGTGCCGGTTATGGCCGTGAGGAGATACATGAGGACCTGGGAGGACCACTACAAGAACTTGACACAGTTGGAACGTGCTCTCAACATCACGGACGCCAACTACAAGAATCTCAGAAGAAATATAGCCAACTACAATGGGTTGGATGAAAAGAACAAGCAGGCCACAAGGAAGAAACTGCTCCAGCACTTGGGCGCCAAACTGGCAGGCACAGACCTACACAGGGCCGCCAAAGGGGCCGTGTGATGATCAAGTACATCTGTGAGAAGTGTGGCTGTGAACAGCACTGCGAGAAATCATGCACTGAATGTCTGGACTGTCCTGACTGTGGCTGTCAAGAGTGCGATGCCAAGCGAGAATAGTTTCTGGGTGCTGTATGGACAGCACACCGAACCCACCTACCTAGAGGACGCCGGTGACGGACAACGATCACAAAGAGATGCCGCGTTGGAGTACGTCAAGCGATGGCGTGTGTGCCTGGACATAGGTAGCAACATCGGACAGTGGACCAGACCCTTGACCAAGAAGTTTGACAGTGTGATTTGCTTCGAGCCCAATCCCAACTTCAGGGAGTGCTTCAAACGGAACATCACGGAAACAAATGTTGTGTTATGGCCCTATGGACTTTCAGACCGGGAACACCGGGCCCAGCAGGATTTCAACTCAACGGTTGTGAAGCAAGGTGAGGGTGACATCCAGTGCAGGACCTTGGACAGTTTTGGACTGAACAATTTAGATTTCGTCAAGATAGACGTGGATGGTTTCGAGGTGCCATTACTGGAGGGAGCCCGTGACACACTGACCAGGAACACGCCCGTGATCAACATCGAGATGAAGCGAAATAAGAGGTTGGACACAGTGAAACGCGCCGAGGCAATCCTGCGGGATCTTGGCTACAGATATGAAAAACGCACCAAAAGTGACGAAGTCTGGCTGAAAACGTAATAATACAGCATAATTTACCAAACACACCCATAAATACATTTAACTTGATGCCTGAGCGGCATCATAGTCATTTAAATCAGATAAAAAGGAGGATCTAAAATGGCAATTAACTCAAACAGTACTGCTTTCTACACAGCAGACAAAGTATCAATCGGTTCAGGTAAGGACATTGAATTTTTCACGGTAACAGTGAAAGATCAAAACCCAACTGCACTTGACATCGATGGATTAACACACAACGGTGGAATCGTGGACAAGATCATGCAAGCGATCCAAACCAGAGGAACAATCAAGTACTTCAACGTAACAACAACAAACGGTGTTATCACTGTGGGTGTTGAGGGTGAAGACACTTGGGGTGACTCAGACGGTAACGTTGCTTCTCCAACAGCGACAGCGGCGGCCAACATGCAGACTTACCTACAATCATTAGGTACAGCACTAGCGGCCAGAGGTACTAGAACAGCAACTTCAGATGACACGACTTACGACGTGAGTGGTACAACTGTTGTGGCTTCTGAAATGGTACTAGCGTAATCGCAATAGCATAAAAGGAGAAACACAATGGCAATAACTCAAAACAGATCTACGGATCTTACAAGAAGACAGGCCTTCAATGGTAAGGGTTTAACTTTCATCGAAGTGATCTGGAACAACGAAGACATCGCACCTCAGACTACACCTGAAGCGTTGGATTCAGTGTTCGACCAAACAACAAAAGTTGTTAACAAGAACGGTACGCTGTTAGCGGCATCTTACAGATTGGCGGCGAAAGCCACTGACAACGATGCGGCCGAGGCGACTTCAATCAGTGCTGATGAGTCTATCACGTCTTACCAGTACATCGTTGAAGGCACACCTGGACAGTTCAACAACGCGGACTCAGCCGGTGACATCAACATGGATGTTGACACCACTGTGATCGCTGACGCTGAAGCGGACCTAGAAGCAGACATCAGAGCAGTTATCTCAGGTGACTCTTCTGCGGGACAACTTCATGTGAAAATCAGAACATTATTACCAGAAGGTGTAACATCTTCAGGTGACGATGCGATCTACGGTATGTTCGACCAAAGGGGTGATGCGTAGGCATAGCCACTAGTCAACAGACTGGATTACCAAAAGGGCGGATCTTTAATTAGGTTCGCCCTTTTTTTATGACTTAAATACCAGGATGCATGAGTACAGAATACACACATTGGTAGACATCACAGACAACGGAAACATCAAGCAGGCGTTCCCGTTCAAGACCGAGGCCGGTGAGGTCATACACGACCGGCACAGTCTGGCAATAGCCCGAAACCAGAACAGCAACTTCAACACCATGATACAACTGCTACAGATGAGGGGCAACATCACCTGGGAACTGCCACCACAGCGGATCGAGATACAGAGCCTAAAGAACCACATATTCGGATCGTTCTATGAGGGCCGGCAGACCACCTGGCACTTCCAGTTCTTCTCTGAACAAGCGGGCGTGTACGGTGACGACACTGATCCCGTGGCACAACTAGTGGAGGACTTCCACCAGGTGCCCATCCTGAGCTTTTGTAAGGAGACCGTCACGTTCCCGTTGAGCACCTTCGACACCATGACGCCCGTGAGCAAAAACACCTACTTTTCATACGCTGGTCCCATAGATAAATAATTGTATATTAAGGCACACACTACAGAACTTATTAAGGCTAGCACAGGCGATGACACAGGCACAATTCCAGGCTTTAGGAGCGGAGATCAGAGAGATCAAACAGGAGTTGAGAGAGTATATAAGATTAATGAGTACAACAGATTTAGAAAAGACAAACCTAGAAGCACACGTGGACCTCTGTTCGGAGAGGTACAAGGGCCTACACGACAGGCTGAGTGCGATCGAACTGAGACTGGCCAAGATGAACGACGACATGTCAACCAGCCACAAGTCAACAACCAAGACCATCATAGCAACGGCAGGCACAGTGGTGGCGGGACTACTATCAACGGTGGTGGTGATCCTGATGAAGATGCCAGGCTAACAGCCATATCCAGCAAACACACATGTTCATACAGATAGCACCAAAGGTAAAGGTCTTCGTGACAGAGGAAGACATGGCATTCATACTGGAACACCGATCGGAATCATTCCGCGGCAGTGAGTTGCCACCGGAACAGCAAGACAGGGCCAAGCGCCTGGCCGACAAGGCCATATTCGTCAGGAAGAAACTTGACACCGACGTCCAATACGCTTTAAATAGACAGATTAGGATCGTTCGGAATGA